AGTCTCTATACCTACAGTTGTAGCTTCACATATCTCAGCAGCTTTAAGAATCTTAGTTGCTGTCTCTTTAATACCCCATCTTCCATGTAGTATGTCTTTAACCCACCACTTATCTCTATCTATCTTTACAATAGCTATAGCTGTTTCATCTAATTTAGAACCTTTTAGTCCTCTTTCTTTTTCTACAGCTTCAAAACCTGCTGGGTCTACAGCTATAACGTAATGTCCTTCTTCTGGTTCTTTCCCTGTATGAAACCATTCCTCTTTAAAGATACCACCAGAGAAAGTTTCAAAGCTTGCTTCAAATTCTTGTCTAAATGCCATAGAAGACATAGACCTTCTAGCAGCATCTATCTCATCCGCAGCTATATAAGGATTATCTTTAGAGTTAAATGAGAAAGACTCCCAGTCTTCTTCTTTTTCTGCTTCTTTATATAAATCATAGAAGTGATTCTTACCAGCAGGCGTACCTATAAACAAAGCTTCACCTCTAACGTCTGCTAGAGTTGGTCTTAATATCTGTTCCCATACAATAGGCTTCATACTTGCGTACTCATCTAGCACAACATAAGCAAGTCCTACGCCCCTCAGAGTATCTGGTCTATCACTGCCTTTAAGGTATATCTTTCTACCATTGATTAAAGTAAGCCTAGCTGTGTTTTCGTAGGCATCCTTTATAACGTCAGCTCCTAGCTCTTTCAACATACTCCACATAATATCTTTGGATTGTTGAAACGTAGGACCTACATAGAATACATCTTTACTTTCTGATTGTAATGCTTTGATTAAAAGAATCCAAGCAGCTAGTCTAGACTTACCAAAACGTCTACCCGCAGCTACTATCTTAAATCTTGCTTTAGAATTAAATATTTCTAACTGAGCTGGGTGTAACTCAACATTAATCTCTGCCATTTAACCTTTCTGAACGAGTAGCGTAATTTTTAAACACCTTCTCTTTTATTAAATACAAAGACTTTCCTTTAAAGTCTCCTGCTATAGGAGCAAATTCTCTAGCTTCTATACTATTATCTTCAATACACTTTTTTATATCTTCTGGTTTAATCCAGTAGAGATTACATTTAGTAATATACACCCACCAAGCTGCTTTAGTTGTCTCAATACCTGAAGGTTTATCCCCATACTTATTCTCTATAACTACATTACCTGTTTTATGAGCAGCTCTATCACTCTTAACTTCTACTCCTATACCTTTCTCAGGTACAAAAATATCCCACTCTTTACAATAACCTTCTACTTTATAAGCTTTAGGATATTTAAAGTGAAGCTTCTTTAATACTAAATACTCACCTTCTTCACCGAAGGCTAAATCACTATGGAAGCTCATCTGCTACTTCTGCTAATACTGCATCCTCAGATTTACTACGTACCTGCTTTGGTTTAGTTTTTTTGGCTTGTTCTACGATTTGTTCTGTAGTACCAACATTGATAATTACACCACCTTCATGTTTTCTATGGTTAATTTCAACAGCTTTGGTTTGAGGAACGATTCTATCTATACACATCTTTAAACAGTGAACGTCACCTTTTAAAGCTCTGTCTATAATAACCTGTACTATCTCAGGTCCTCGTTCTGTTAGAAGTTCTCTGGACAGAATAGTCCATTTGTTCATACTACCCTTAGGTCTACCTTCAGGATTTAAAGGAGCCATTCCTTTATACAACTTAGGATTACCTTTATTATTCTTTCTTTTATCATGCTCAGTCATAACTTAATACATTAAGGAAAACTGAAGTATAACATACTTAGGTTACACGTATGTTAGTATTTAAATAAATTATCCAAGTGACTACCTGCTTGTTGTACTAGGCTCACGTATGTATCTTAAGTAGCGAATCTAGGTTTTAGTTTAGCATACTTTTCCTGCTTTGTAAACCTCTATCAACTCTTATTACCAAATCTAATATTAACTAATACTTTGTACACCCCGATAGTCCAGAATTAGCTCTCGTCTACAAGTGATTGTTTATATTATAGTATGGACTAGACTCACGGGTCCCCCCGTAGGAGTTTGAGCATCGCTAGTAAACTGATGTTGACCATAGTTTGACAGTAGTCATCAAGAGTTGATGTAAAAGAGAGTGTGATAGTAACTATAGAAGACATATGTATACAATAAATAATTAGATATGGAACGTATACTACAAACCATATAGACTAACTCGCGATACACTTATATGCTCACGAACAAAGATGTTCACAGTAATCTATCGATTACAAAGCTACCGCGCCTAAGTCTCTACCAGTCACTTCAGCCAGCAAGCTGGGTCTTCAGTGCAACTAGTAGAGTAAACTATATAGTGGTTGTTTGTACTATACTAGTGGGAAGAAGAATACATACTATGATAGAAAATTCTAAGAAGCTAGGACATCCGTATACCTTATAGTTGAAAAGTTCTACTTGTCATGAGAACCTTAGCACACTGGATACCTTTAGTCAACTGAAGTGCGAGTTGACACTGGTATCCAGCGCACTAGAACCATCATGCCTTCGGGCAAACTTTTAAACTATAAGGAATACTATTATGAAACAATTAGAAAATACAACATCAACAGATACTGCAATAAAAGCAGTAGCTAATAATAATAACACACAACGTGTTAACTCTATTGAGTTACTTACTAATACAGGTGAGTTTGTCAATAGATTTTTAGTAGAGGGAATGGTTAAGAATTGTGAATATATGATATCGCAAAGAAAGAAAGCTATTAAAGTCTTTGAGGGTGATATAGATACAGAGTTCAGAAACAATCCAGAACAACCATCTGATTATGTTATTGATAAGGCAGGTAATAACATTGAGATGGCTGAAATGAATATCGAGGAATGGTCAGATACACGCGATGTCATTGTTAAGCAACTCAAGATAACATATCCTGAATGGACACCGACAGCTACTAAAGGTACTGTCAGTTCAGATAAAAGGAAACAGTTAATTGCAGCAGCAAAGAAACGCGCAGCTAAATAATTAACTTACATAGAGAGTGTCATTAACTTGGCACTCTCTTTTTTATTAGCCTGTCCAAATAATATATGTATATATTTGCTGGCAGTATCAAGCAGCGAGACTCGTCTGAGTCGAGCTACTTCTTAGGCGATTAGTCTGGGATTTTTACTGGAGATTAGTATGAAAATAAATAGAGATACAGTATTCCGTAATGAATGGGGTCAGTTACATGTTGATGTACATGACAATGACAATGTCTTTCTATTCACACAACGTATAGATGAGCAGTTGTATCATTCAACAGGAGCAGTAGCTCCCCATGATTGGCAAGAGCAGCAAGCTAATGATTATAAATGGAGGAGTAATGAAGAATAATATACTCAATGAGATAGTACACTACAAGAATCCTAAGTATAAAGATAGATGGGATGGATTCTTCTGGGGTATTTGTCTGGGTTACATACCTTATTTGTGGCACATGTATATGTAATCAGTTAAGATGAATGAATAAGATGTATACGCCACATCTTACCGGCAGTAGTGCCAATGGTGGAAGTCCTGAAAAACTACAGGTAAGAGATGGGAACATAACACATCTCAAAGTCCTGAGCATGACTATAAAAATAGAAGTGATGTAGCTGTCAGTAGCTTCTATATTCTGCTCACTTAATTTAATAGAGGAGATTAGTATGGCTTACATAGACGTAGATAAAGACATAAAACATTACACTGACCCGCTTGAAGAAAGGCTAGATGAGCTAGAAATAGATACAGAGCATTTAGAAAAAAGAATAGATGAGCTAGAAAATAAGCTTAAGTCACAGATGCAAGAGGTTGATGATGAACTTATGACATTAACAAATCAGATTACTAGCTTGCTTGCTTTACTTAAAACAATAGGAGATTAGTATGCTAAGTTGGGATACGATAGAAGGAATTTATGATGATACCTTTGACACAGGATACCATTGTGATAGCTGTGAGTACAAGTACGTAGTTGACGAACCACATGGTGAAGTGACTAGGCATTGTAGTCAAGCAAACTACCCAGAAGAATGTCCG